ATAAACAAATAAAAGTGATGTGGTTTTGTCTGTGGATCTCTGGGCATTGCAGCTTGCAGAGCATCCCTACAGGCTTGTTGCTGTGTTTCCTTTTAGCATTAGGCCTCTATGGTAAATGTCTTTTCCATTTATGTTCGTTAAGAAAGGTTTTCCGTCAAGTATTTGTAGCAGGCTATGTGAAGCCAGGTCCGTCGGTGGTGGTCTTTTCACCGCTTGGATGCTATCTCTTGCTTGTTCGAACCCTATCATGAAAACACCGCCGTTTCTCCACACCACATAGGCCCGCACTGCTTGTCCTACGCTATCTGTGCAGACCAAAAATTTGTATAAATGCCACAATGTGTTCTTGTCGGCTGTTGTTGCTTGCCCTATGGTTGTTGTGTCAGCTCCTGCGCCAATTGCCTCTCCTTCAGTTTCCTTTAGGTTGATGACGATGCCGTACACCTTTTCAAAGTTTGTCTTGCTAGCCGCGCTGCTTGTGAATAAGTTCCAGGATGGGTATGGCAATGGTGGCGGACCTGTTCCTACCTGAGGCGGGAAAAGGAACACTGCTTCTCCCCTTCTTCCGCCCCTTCCTGCTTGTTGTATGTGCGTACTGGGGCAGGTCCATTGTGTTGACTTTTCTCCCCTAACAACTGCCAATTCTCGCCCTGAACTTACCAAGACCGTTGGTGGTGGCTCTATGTTTAGTCCTGTGTGCATAATTGCTGTGCCAACTAGATGTCCTACAGGGAGTACTTGCCTACGCTTTGCTGTTACCGGGTAGGCTGGGTGGCCCCCTTTTGTTAGTGCTGCGGCGAGGTTCTCAGCCTCCTTTACACCTACTACCATGATCGCCAGCCTTTCACCCTCTTTGAGCATTCCAAGCCCACGAGACACTAGTGTCTCTGTTGTTCCACGTGCAGGGATGAGCTTTAATTTTCCTCTCCTCTTCACTTCAGGATAGTAGCTTGGTCCTGCGTCTGGGAATATGTCTTTCCTTTCCGTTGCGCTGAGCATTATCTTGTTTGCTCTTTTGAGCAGCCTGACGGTCTCTATCATCTCAGGCTGGCCCATATGTGTCTCGTCGAGAAAGATAACTGGCTTGTTATCAATAATCTTTTTACGTCGGGCCAAGAACTGCCCGTAGGTCATCACGACGAGTCTTGGTGCGTACGTATACACTCCTCCGTCCTCAAGGATGAGTGTTGTGTAGTCCGCCCAGGGATTGTAATACTCATTTCTCAATAACTTGGTGGGTACAACTAAAATCAATTGCCTGTTCGACAGCCTGGCCATGGCTGTTAAGAACATTGTGCTTTTCCCTGCTGAAGTGGGTGCCGAGAGGTACCCATAGGGCAGGTTTGAGCTAAAATGCGCAGTTACCTCTGCCGCAGCCTTATCCCAGGCTGCAGGGTAAGTTTTGATGAGTGCCATTCTCGTGACTCGAGCCTGTGATCTGGCTAATGTATATCTCGCCATTAGCTCGACTAATGACGGCCACCAGCTCACAATGAAGGACCAAGGGACTGCTTCGCCCACCCAGTGTGGTAGCATGCCAGCCAGCATGACTGCCATCTTCTTTGGCCCATGGTACGGGTCTCGTGGCACTAGAGCAGATATATGGATGCTTGATCTTGCTGTCCCGAGATAGTACGCTAGATTCGCAGTGGCATATAACTTTGCCATGTCGGTGTTGAAGAAGAAGTACGTTCTTATCAGCATCCCCGCTAGGTTTCTTCTCCCTAACGTTGTCATGTAGACATTCATGATTATGTAGATGCCCATGATGAGTATCACATGTCCCCCTGTTTTCTCGGGCGTGTCTGACAATGTCAATAGTTGCCCCTCTTCTGTTTCCCTCCAGTCAAGGAAGCCTGGTGGGTCTAAAGTCCCTGAGAACGGGGACATTCTGAAAGAATCTTCCAGGTCCTTGTCATCGGGTCTCTCACCTAGTTCTGCTTTCAGCATTGCATGTATCCACCTTTCCACGCGGAAGTCGCCTGTATGATTTGGTTCATATATTGGCGGGGCGTTGTTATCTGCCCACATTCGGTATATATATGTCGGACACATCAGTTTTAGCATTTCGCCTGTGGCGTCTATCGCTCGCATTGCCAGAACCATCTTACCGTCCGTAAACCTCAAGCCTGCAATCTTCCTTTTGCTCCTTGGCTCGGCTTTACTTACTTCACTGCCTGCGATGTGAGCCCTGATTAGATCGTCATAAGATAGTAAGTTGCCTGCCTTGCGTAACCAATTTAGTCTGTTTTTGAAGGTAGGGTTTGCATCGTCAGGTGGCTGTTTCCACTTAACGTCAGTTATCATCCCGTCGGCGTCTGTCGTGATGTCTGCGGGCAACTCGTTCTGGTTTAGTAGAAGCGCGGCATCTTCTAGGTAGTCCCTTGCTAATGTATCAAAGAGTTCGCGCTGGTGTGCGGCCAATTGGCTATGTCCTACAGTGCGCATGATCCGTCCACGTAAGTGTTGTTCGCCAGGGGCTGCTGCTAACCTGGCTGTCATGCCACTTCTCCTCATCATTATCGTTTTTGGGTCCTGTATCACTGCGAAGTCTGGCGTGGCCCTTCGCAGACTTTCATAATCCCTCGCGTGGTCACTTGCTGACACCACCTTTCGAGATAAGAACTCCATTGCTACCTCTTCATCTACGTAGTCATAAGTCAAATCCACGCCGTACATTGCCTCTAGGAGCTTTGAAAAGTTCTCGAAGTCAAAATTCGGGTCATCCCACCCCATCATCCCGTTATCGGAGTGTAATCTTAGCGTGCAATTTGACCAGAATTTTGAAACAGGTTGCGAAGTCGCTGCCGCCCAGGCAGCCATAATTCCTATTTGCAAACCGTCAGTGTTATCGCCT